CTCGAAATCTTGCACGCACAAAGAGGTCATAATTGAACTAACGACATACGCAGTCCAGATGCAGGGACTCGACTGAGTTGCAGCCAGGGAATTGCTGGAGATCGTCCCAAGAGCGTTCTCAAGCGTCATGATATCCTCGTTGCTCATCGGGAATGTTCGCATCAATTTCTTGATGTCCATAGTCAGAGGAACTCCTTTCCATAAGGGCACTTTCCCGTACAGGTACAAATCCTCGGACATCCAGGTCTCCAAAGGTTTGAGGGGAAGACCAGATTCAGTGAAGGAATTCACCAAATCGTTGAAAATCTTGTTTAAGGAGGACCTAATATCTTCTAGCCCGTTCGCGGTGGGATGACCGTCTAACCCGATCTTCTTCGTGAAGAGAGTGATCTGTAACACTTGATTGTCGCCCATCCCCATTATCTTATACGTGCAATCATATTTGGACAGTATGACCTCTAAACAGCAAACAGTGAAGATGGTCCATCCTTTTTGTCTCAACCCCTCCATCCCTCCTTGATGTCCAGTAAAGCTGAAAGGCAGCTGATATGTCAGGTCGTCTGCAACGATCTCAGGCACGTAAGACCCGTCTGCCAGATAGTAATAACTATCAGAAAAAATGTCGTAAGTGACGTTATACAACTCTGGGAGTCCAAACAGGTCGCCTAAAGAAGTGAACACTCCGGATGTCATTTCCTTTCTCATGTGTCCATTCCACTTTTCAAAGTCCAGAGAAAAGCAAATGACTCTCGACGCCCAATTTCCTTCCTTGTTTCTCCGTTTCACTCTATTCGATTGACCTCTAACTGTCGAGTACATCTTCTTGGTTAAGTCGAGTAGAGTGTCCGTCATGGTGATCTGTGGAAACATCTTGAGGACGTGGTCTGACAACATCTGTTCGGTGACGACCACGTAAACTCTCATCAGATGCGACATCAGAGAAAACATGCGAGGAGTAGGGTTAAGTTCTCGTTCTTTGGGTGTTAACCCGATGATTTTATGATCATCTGGAAACTCCCCATCGTTGACTAGTCGTAAGAATTCCTTCGGTTTCAGCGTTGTATCTTCTAGCCATCGTTTTACTCCTCTTCTCTTATCCGGGTCCATAATCGTGTTCTTTTGTTTGATAGACGCAATTAACTCTGATTTGGTCGGCGAGATAGCTTTGTCCGCTATGATCATGGATAAGTTAAACGTTTCAGGTAGCTGGTAGGTCTGTTTGAATTTGATGCGATCCCATTCAGACAGATTGTGAGCAGCTCTGTTCAACGCCGAACTGTCTCCTTCGGATAATTTGGTGTGAAGCAAGCTTGTTCCTCCC